GTTGTCTTTTAAGTGTAACTTAACTCACCATTATACAGTGGGTGAAACTGGTTGTCTGAAGAGTAACTTATCTAGAAGCGACGGATCAAGTGGGCGCCTCCAGGGAACAAAAGGAACTTCGTGATGATCTCGGTCTTGCCGGAGTCCTCTTGGACAAACCATTCACGATTAAAACCCACCATTTCCATAATATAAAGAAGAAGGACCAGAAACCCACCCTAAGCAGAGTAACAGGTGAGAGACCCAATGACCATCCTCCTCCTAAAATAAGAAAAATAAGAAAACTTCCCCCAAATAATAGCACAGGCAATGGGAGTAGAAGAAAAAGCAGCAACAGAAACAGAGGGACCATAAACCATCCACGCCAACAAATCATCAGTGTGAATTTAACAGTCTGCCAATTCTGAGCAATTTCCTGAGCCATCTCATGCGCCAGCAACCGCATATCGGGGTGTGGAAATACTTCCATACGCTTCATTGCACCTTGACGTAATGCGCCAATGTCTAAAATGGAACGACCTATAAGAATTTGACTTCTTATCCGAGACTCCATGGATTCCTGAGCAGCCACTGTCAATCCAGTTAACCTGGAAATATCATTACGAACACTCTCGGGAATGTGGACCAAATTCCCAGTAAAACCCATGAAATCTAACAAAGTAAAATGATGACCACGTGACTTGGCAATCAATTCTTGAGCCCAGGCGGGAGCCACCTTATGACCCAACATATATTCTTTAAGACGCTCTTTCATTTTATTCAAAAGTTTGCCATTCTTTTCTATGATCGTGGAACAATAGACCGAGACCAATGGCATACATGGTAATTCAATAAGGCGGGAAACACATCGAGAAACAAGCAATTCAAGATCATGTTTGGCACTGTCAGCCTGGCCCATCACATGAGTAATCGAGGCCAAAACCTCAAATGGATCACGCAAATTCACCCGCTGATCAGCATCAAATATCGTGGACAATCGATTCCCACAAAAATGCAGTCCTTCCAAGGTAGAAGAGAGTAATGCCTTCAATTTAAGGCCACACTTCAATGCGATATCATCAAAAGTCTCTTTTGAGACACCCGGAGGAACACGAAAGACTCCATCATCTCCCTCGAATAGTGCTTTCCCAGAGAGGTGGAGTTCTTCAATGATCCCCCGGATACCTAACCGTCGAACAGATTCTATCGCATTATCAAAACCCATCTTAGCAACCAAATTGATCATAGTAATCCATAGAAAATTTTTAGAAGAATTCCCAATGGATGTCCAGAACTGTCCACTCAAGCGAATAGCTTGAACAATTGCTTCGAAGAATTTTGACTTAAGGCGAACTGAATTTCCAGAATAGATCCCGTCATAAACTGCAGTGAAACACCGGCTCATCCGAGCGGGTAATAACATTTGAAACAGATGTTTTTCTGATTCTAAAAATGCTCCACGAACATTAGATTCCATAGAATTAAAATCAGTTTCCATCCACAGTTCACCATTGAGGAACATAGAAACAAATCGATTTCTTATTTTAATTGAGTCCATACCCTTCACGAGGAATTGACCAAACCAGCTACTCTCCATCAATTTCTCAACCGGACTCACAAGAGCATAACAGATCCCCCTCAATACCACATTCGGAATGCAGATAAATCTGTCTGCTTTCAATGCCCCCAAAGTATAAAATTCCTTCTTGATCATTACTGACCACCTGCCGACCTGGTCCAGAATTCGTTGTAGAGCTTCCTCACTCCCACCCACAAATTCCCGCACCATCTGTACTCCCCTTTCAAAATCAGCCCAATCACGAGATGAAAATTGAGACCCCCCTCCACTTTTCCTATATTCCTCGGCAAGACCATCTAAAATATGATCCTCAATCTTGCCAGACTTCATCACCTCATGCCCCAAAGCATCAGATAACTCCCTCTCCAACACCACAACCTCATCAGGCAATTGCACCGGCACAGACGCAAGACGCTTGACAAAACTTAGGTGTAAATTTGGAATATAATAAGGTTCAGGAAAGCACGGAATCACGTTCTTGATTGAAGGAACCAATGAACGACACCATTGTCGACACGCTGCAAGCCCTTTCATGCCTCCAGCATACTGATCTTTTATACTTTGACCCAATCGATTCGCTCCTCTCCCAATATTCTCAAAGATTATCCCACCAGTGACTGTCGGATCACTCTTAAAGACATCAGAATAGGACAGACGATAGCCCTCAATGTAATTTCCTGGCGCAATACAGCCATCTTTTCGAAGATAGGAAAATATCTGTCTTGTCAATATTGACACAAAATTAGATGACAGAACTTCTAAGATTGAAGGATTTCTCAACAAACGACCCATCAAAAGAGCAGTAAGTAAATCAATCTTCAATCTAAAAGACAAGACAGAATCATCCGCCACATCATCGAAAACAGAAAAAAAGCGAGAAACAAAAGCAGATACTCGCTCTCGGACGACCTCAAAATCCACTGAATCAGCGAGCCCAAGCCGCGCCACAACAGCCATAAGCTCCAAAGATAGCGAACAGTCGCCCACATGCTCATGTGAAATTTCACATCCACAGAAAGTATGACTGACCTCAATTCCATATCGCACATAGGAAGAAGCCCGTGAACTTATTTGAATATCACCAAAGTACGAAGGTCTGTCATCATGATTAAGATCAAATACATCCAGACGAGAAGCCACAAAAATGTCGTAAAAACCCAATGAAAGAGGTAAAGAATCTCGTGTCGAAGCCACATATGAACACACGTGGGTCCTTCCACCCAATACTCCTTTCTCAAGCGAACGATCCACCTGATAAAATACACGTTCTGGCAACTTCATTGCCAAAATATGCATATGTTCCACATACCTTTCGGCCTCCATCTCCCTTTTCTCCTCTTTCTTGGTCTTCTCAACATCTCTCTGCGCTTCAATTTGGGACTTCTCATTCTCAACACTTTCTGCAAGTTCCTTGATTTTCCGTGATGCCTGATTTTTTCTCTTATTTAGACCTTTCTCAGCCTGAGACTTCAGGACATCCTTCTGTTTCTGAGAGATACGTGAGACAGCTGTAAAGACAGGTTTAAAGGTCAACTGACTGGTATTTCCTTGCCATCCCTGAGAATGCTGAAAAACCCTATCTCTCAACTCAAACAAATCAGAAGATTCATCACATATGAAATTCACAAAAGCATAGCACCTGGGAAATGAAAATACGTTAGAATCATGACCTTTATACCCTTCTGCATGATCAAAGTGCTTCTCTGGAACATTAAAAGCACCATAATGATTCCAACTCTCCGAAGATGAATACTGTAATAATCGACGAGCTACACATGCCAATCTACTCCCCAGATCTCCCGATCTTAGAGCACGATCGACTTGGGCAGGTGTTACATTAACAGGAGCAACCTCCCGACGAGCGAAAAAGTTAAGTGCTTGAGAAACTGCTCGATCGCCAATCTTAAATGTTGAACTAGAACTAGGTAATCTTGGATCTCTCGGACCAAATCCAAGGCTTCGAGCCTCCTTCTTTGACAATAGTGTGTGCTCTATATGTCCCTTCAATGGAGTCCCTCCAACTAACATATCCAATGCCAGTTCATCCGCACCTTTCCTCAAATGTTTCCTAAAGAGAATAGCCTTGGGCGTTCTAGAGAACTCCTTCTCTATAGCACCCACCCGATATTTAGCTCCTTTAATTTTAGGCTTTTTCAATTTAGTCTTATTCGCTTTTGATAATTCAGTTTTCCTCCTCTCTCTCTCTTTAAATTTCCCCTTTCTCAGTTGAAACTCGGATTCAGATTCCACTTCACCCTCAGGCACAGTCCGTAGATGCTCTGAAGCTCTCCAATGAGATGGGAGAAGTTTAGTCTGAATATTTGGACTTATTGTTGTATCATAATTTATCCTATTAGTTTCGGCCATGCTTATTACACAGTTCAGCTGCATGAGGCAGAACCGGACAGCACTACGTTATTAACGTTAAGGGAGTGCGAAATCCCGCAGATTGACACCATGCAGGTGAATCTCTTTTGATTCTTCCGGGATAGAGATTATATCCCGTACGGAATAACATACCAATACATTATTGTTAAGAATCGGTCTCAATATCTCATTTTCTCTTGATAACCAATCTGCGTGCTTTATTAAGCATCTTCGTAGTCACAACCCGATTAGCAGGTGCCTTTGCAGGAACT